TATAAGTCGTTTGGAAATCTTCTTCATGCAAATGGAGGTGATGATCCTGTTTATGTTACTACTTATGTCTGGGCATCTGAATGGTCTCTTACTATGCCTACTTCTATTAATCCTGCTGGTCCTACTGGAACTGCTGAGGCTCCTGATGATGGTCCTTATGCTCCTCCTTTTGGACTAGGCGGAGGTGCTGGGCCTGAGGTCTGGCCTCCTTTTGAGCCTCAGGCTGGAGGTAGGCCTAAAAAGTCTAAGCAGTCTCATGGAAGTAGTAAAAATAAAGGTTCTGCAACTGGCAATAAAAAGCTCAATCAGGGTGATGAATATGGTCAGGGCATCATTTCAGCTCCTGCCTCTGCAATTGCTAAGGCAGCTGGTATGCTTACTAGTGTGCCTTTTATTGAGCCTTATGCAAGGGCTACTGAAATGGTTGCAAGTAAAATTGGTCAGGTGGCTAATATCTTTGGCTATTCTCGTCCTCCTGTTGTCAGTGATTTTCTCCTGCAAAAGCCTTCTCCTACTGGTAATCTTGCTAATGTTGATGCAGCTGATGCTGTTAATAAGCTGTCTCTGGATACTAAGCAGGAATTGACTATTGATAGTCGTACTGTTGGCCTTGATGGGGGTGATCAAATGACTCTTGAATCTATTCAAACTCGTGAGTCCTATCTGACTAGTTTTTCTATGTCAGCAGCTGATGCTCCTGATGCTATTCTTTGGAATTCGTATGTGACTCCTAATTTGTTTGGGATTCTTAATTCTGAATTGCATATGACTCCTATGTCAATGCTTGCTCAGTATTTTTCAGCTTGGCAAGGCTCTATCAAATTCAGGTTTCAGGTTGTGAAGTCTAACTTTCATAAGGGTCGTATCCTTGTAAGGTATGATCCTCGTTCTCATGGTGCTACTGTTGATAATGCTACTAACTATACTCGTGTTATTGACTTGGCTGAGGAGGATGACTTTGAAATTGAAATTGGTTGGGGTCAAAATGAGCCTTTCCTTGGTTGTCAGCAGGCTAATGCTTCTCGTGTGTATTATGGTGGGACTCGTTTGACTTCTGATTCTGAGGCACTTCATAATGGAGTTATTGAGGTTAATGTCCTTAATAGTCTTGTTAGTCCTTCTGTTGACTCTGATATTCGTATTAATGTGTTCGTGTCAGCTGGTGAGGATATGAAGTGGGCTCGTCCTACTCCTGATAAGCTTCGTAATCTGCATTACTTTCCTGAAGTTGAAGCTCTTCAGTTTGAGCCTCAATCTGGTGAATCTGATCTCTCTGGTACTACTGGTGATTCAGCAACTGATCGTCCTACTTGTGCTGATCCTATTGAAAAAATAGGTGATGATGTGGATAATGATCATGAAATGGAGGTGTTTTGGGGTGAAGTGCCTGTTTCATTGCGTGAAATTTTTAGGCGTTATGTTAAAACTCGTACTTATGTTGCTCCTATTGCTGGTGCTGGTGATGTTGAAATCAGTAATATTCGTACTAAGGCATTGCCTTTTCATTCTGGTGATGATCCTGAGGGTCTTGATCTCAAAGCTGGAGGTCTTATTCCTTATAATGCTGTGATTACTTCTCCTATAGCATTTTTCCTTCCTTGCTATGCAGGTTGGCGTGGAGGTCTTCGTCATAAATGGACTTTCAATGGTGCTAGTAGTGGTACTCCTATTGTGCAAAATTATGGCTTTGTTGGTGCTAATGGAGCTCAAACTTTTTCTCAAACTTTTACTAATACTCTTGAGTTAACTAAGTTTTTGAGCTTTCAGCGTGGAAGGTTTACTAATGCTGGAGCAGCTGCAACTAATCTTGGTGTCAATAATACTATTGAAACTGAAATTCCTTTCTATTATGGAAATCGTTTCAATACTGCTCGTATCTTGACTGCTGATAGTTTGCCTTGCAATTCTTATCAAATTACTACTACTCAAGTTACTTTGACTGGTCAAACTCCTGGTGAGGAGCAGGCTATTGCTGCTAACTTTGATAGGTGGGATGCTACTGGTGAGGATTTTACTTGTTTCTTTTGGTCTGGCG